CGCGTGAGTCTGGCCCCCCCCCTATAGTGAGGCGTTTTAATTTATGCGAACGCAAAGTCTGACTTAAGGATGGCTTGGAGATTCAAGTTACCTTTAGCTGGAAGTGCTGGCATCTTATCCAATTGAGACTCATGAAGTTGGTCTGCGAACTGCCCGTAGAAGTCAGCCAGTACATCGCAAGACTCATAAGTGTCAACCATAGTTTCGCGCACAGCTTTGAACAGGTTGGCAGCGTCTGCCGGAATGGTCCCAAAGGAGTCGTGAATCAACGCAAAGGATTCGATTCCGTACTTCTCGTGTGCCCACACTACGGTCTTACGCAGGTGGCTACCGTCTTGGCTGTGAACAAAGTTAGGAGCTATACCGGACTCCTGTTTGTGTGCATCAATCTCGCTATCCTTGTTGGTGTTAATGGTTGGCTGTAAGCGGAACTGACCGAGGAACATCAGGTTTAAGCGAGTCTGGATAGGCTTCTTGTATTCCTGCCACACAGGGAAACCATCAGGAGTTACCCAATGTACAGCGCAACGCTTACGAAGAATCTCCCCAGTCTTCTTATCTTTGACCTCAGCAGCCAGCAGCTTAGCGGCAGACTTGAGCCAGTTCATAGCTTCAACCGCAGCGACCACCGTAACGCTCACAGATTCCCAAATCAGTTTCGCCATGTACCCAGCAGCCTGATTAGGTTGAGTGAACATCAGACCCTTGCCGGAATCAATAGCTGGCTGAATGGTATCCTCAAGTACTTGCTGGCGAAAGCCGAACTCTTTGGACCCGTAGGCCAACGTCATGACTGAACGCTTAGTCACACTGCGTGTAACACCGTAAGCCAGCCATTGACCAGCCAGTGCCTTCGTACCCAGCTTGATTTTCTCAGAGATTTCGCCAGTGTTCTCATCGGTCACGGTAATTACTTCGTTGTCGGTCCCGTTGATTACGTCAGCTTGCAGAATCTCGTTAACTTTCTTAGCAACAATCCCGTAGATGTCCTGAACGGTTTCACTAGGCAGAAGGTTAACCGCACGACCACCTACCTCATCGCGGAGCATTGCGGAGAAGTGCTGGATACCTGAGCAAGACCCATCGAACGCCAGAGGCAGCGAGCAGTTATAGCTTAAGCCGTGGTGCTGTACCCCAGCGTACTCAAAGCAGAACGCGAGGAAGCAGAAAGGAGAATCTTGCTCAGCCCACCAAGTGTTCTCCAGTGGAGACTTAGCGCACGCTAAGATGTTCTCGTGGTTGTCCTCAATGAACTTGATGCGCTCAGGGAACGGAACCTTGTCAACTCCCGCGCAGTTCGCACCGTGAATCTTCAACCAGTAGAAACCTTCCTTACCGATTGGCTTACCTTTAGCCAGCGTCAGCAGCCCTTTGGTCATGTCGTTACCTTGCGGGTTGAACATTGACACAGCGTAAACACGACCGCGCCAGTCCATATTGTAAGGGAACCAGATGGCCTTATGGTTAGCGAACTTGTTGGCTTGCTCAAGCATGAACTCAAGGCTGATACGGCGGGACTTGCGAGCCTTGTCTTTACGGTACACAGCGGCAGCAGCACGTTTCCAAGCGGTGAGAGCCTCAGGATTCGTGTCGATGTCTTCCGGTTTCATCGGGAGTTCTTCACGTTCAATCGCTGGGATATCCTCGACTGGACAATGCTTCCACTTGGTGATTACGTTGGCGACCGCTAGGACTTTCTTGTTGATTTTCCATGCGGTGTTTTGCGCAATGTTAATCGCCTTGTACACCTCAGGCATGTAAACATCTTCGTAGCGCATCAGTGCTTTCTTGCTGTGAGTACGCACCAGAGCCAGAGGGCGGCGACCGTTGGCCCAATAGCCACCTCCAGTAATACCAGTCCAAGGCTTAGGAGGAACTACACAAGGTTGGAACATTGGGGAAATACCAGCCAGTGCACCAGCACGAGTGGCGATAGCCTCAGCGTATTCCGGTGCGAGTTCGATAGTCTCAGAGTCTTGGCCCACAACGCCAGCATTCTGACGATGTAAGTTAACCATTCCGGTTGACTCAATGAGCATCTCAATGCAGCGCACACCTACGTGAATTGAGTCCTCCTTGTGCCACGAAGACCACGCCTCGCCACCCATCAGACCCTTAGAGAGCATATCAGCTTCTACAACCTGCATGAATGCTTTCTTGTAGACATGCCCTACACGCTTGTTGAGTTGTTCCTCAACGTTTTTCTTGAAGTGCTTGGCCTCAAGGTCACGGATGCGACCGAAGCGAGCCTCATCCTCGATAGCTCGACCGATTGCACTGGCTACAGCCTGAACGGTTGTATTGTTTGCACTGGTTAGACAAGCCAGAGTGGTCTTAATGGTGATGTACGCTACAGCTTCCGGCTTGATTTCTTGCAGGAATTGGAAAGCTGTTGGACGCTTGCCGCGCTTAGCTTTTACCTCCTCAAACCAATCGTTGATGCGTGCAATCATCTTAGGGAGCAGGGTAGTAATCAGAGGCTTTGCAGCAGCATTATCAGCAACCTCACCCGCCTTAAGTTGACGCTCAAACATCTTGCGGAAACGTGCTTCACCCATTTCGTAAGACTCATGCTCAAGAGCTAGTTGCTCACGAGCTAAACGCTCACCGTAATGGTCAGCGAGAGTATTGAAAGGGATAGCAGCCAGTTCGATGTCAGAGAAGTCGTTCTTAGCGATGTTAATCGTGTTCATTTAGCGCCTCTTTCGGTTAGTAAATCGTATCTATTCAGGCCACCCGTAGATGACCTGTAAGATAAGACTATCAGCCCATTAGCATTGCGTCAAGTTTCTTGTCGATGTTCAGCGGTAGACCGTTAGCTATAGCCATTCTGTCAGCGTTGAACCAATGGGCCGCTATGCGTTCTTCAAGCGCCTTAAAGTCCGCAAGCTGCATTTGTGCCCATGCGTTTGCGTGTCTGACTGTACCAATGGCATCCCTTACTCTGACGTGATTGCGCCAGTCCTGGCCTCTTGCTATGTTCATCAGTGCAACTTTGCGTTGGCACTTTTCGCGGTGTGCTTTGCGTGCCTTACGGTTGCGACGTTTCATTTTGCGAGCCGCTAAGCGCCCCTCGTGGCGTACTTTACGTGCCTTAGCTAGGTCGATTGCCCTCTGTAGTGCTACCTCCTCGACTTCCTTAATGAGTTCCTCAGGGTCAATACTGAAAGCGCCACCGTCTTTCTTGTGCGAGAATGACACAGGGTCGGTAATGAATGGCGTGCCATCATCACGGAACATGATGTTCCCGCTATGCATGTCGAACGAAGCGATGCCCTCAAAGAACTTTCGGATTAGCTTGCAAGTCTCTACGAACTCCCCATCCCACCCAGTCAGTACATCGTGCTCATCTGATTTGTAGTCGATGATGTCGCTTGCAATCTCAGCATATTTGTAATGCTCATCGTTGTTGAAACGTTCGCAATCATTCAGTGCGTCGAGTACCACCGTATAGCATCCAGCGTGACGCTGTACATCGTAGACGTTAGGGATACCTGCACGGCCCTGATACATGCGGCAGAATGCGGTATACGCAGCGCCTGAGTCCTCTTTCTTAAAGCCCACCTTAATCACTCTGTTAGGCAGCAGCGGGTGACTATAAGCAGCCGAGAAGTGACCATTACCAAGCATCTTAAACCCTGCGTCAGCCGTGAGGCACTTTAAGGTAGTCCACCAATCTTGATGCTCAAGTGCCTGATTCAGTTCGGTTATCTCGCCATCGCATGTTTCGCTGTTGACCATCTCAACCAGTAAGTCGATAAGCATACCTTGACGTTTGTCGAGTTCACAGATTGGCAGTGCTTTGATTGCGTCGATAGCGTTCATGATGTCGGTAATGTTCACTTGCATATTCTCCAAAAGTTAGATTTTGTTAATCTTGCGGTTGATTCGCAGTTCACGCTTAAGGCGTTCGATACGCTGTTTCATTGCGAAGCCATCAGGCGTGCATACAGTTGCCCCATTGGGCGTGTGGATGGGCATAACGTAGTGTTTCAGCATTTGCGCAGTGCTCCCGTGACGATGCAAGCCACCAAGTAAGCGCCTACAGCTACACCCAAAGACTTCCCGAAGGATGCACCTACAGCTAGACCAAGAGCGGTGAGCAGACCGATAGTAAGCATATTCATTACTCCATCGTAAGTAAAGTGATAATCATAAAGGCCACTCGCTAGGAGCGACCTTGAGCCTATCACTCAGCAGATTCTAAAGCGATTGCCTTGTTGTTTTCGTACAGTTCCTTAAGGTGTTCCATTGCGAGCGACCAGTTGAAGCCACAGCGCACCATATCGCTATAGAACAGTACAGTTTGAGCGGTCAGACCATATTGAACGTTGTTAGCCATTACTCTTCATCCTCCTCTTCGTGGTCTTCCTCTTCTTCCTCGACTTCCTCAAGGTACTCGTTCAGTAAGTCCTCAGCGTCTTCCCAGAGGTCAATCGTGAGTTGCTCATAGATACGTGCTTGCAGGATACGGGTTACGTCCATGGTTTCAGGCATCAGGCCAGAGTCTTCGAACTCAAGGTCAATACCCTCGCTTGCCATTACGCTAAAGATATCAGCGTAGTAAACCGGTACTGCACTATCTGCTGCCGCATGGATTGCATCGTGCAGGTCATCAGTGTCACGGATGTCATCATAACGAATGTTTTCTTTCAGCATTCCATAAGCGTGGTCGAAAACGTTGTTGTAAGTCATGTTAGACATAGCCATCTTGTGTTACCTCATAGTGTGTAGTGGATATCATAAAGGGCACCTTGCGATACCCTTGAGTTATCCGCTATTCGTGCACCCAAGAGCTATTTACCAAATTGTTAAAGAGCAATGTCGGTCAGGTTTCGTTAGACCCTAGCGCCTTTCAATGTTGCGCCTCACTGTCATTTCATGTGCTACCCGTGGTAGCTGTGGTACATCGTACCGTGTTTACTGCATGTTGTCAACCATCTTGTTTAACTTTATGTGCCGTGGTGCGCTTAAGTCACCTAGAAGACACCGTATCCGTCTGGTTGACGCTTAATATCTTACTGCATGTTACTTCATGTTGTCAATGCCCGTTTTTCGTATGACTTATCAGGCTGTCTACTTATCCGGTTGACTCCGGTATCTCAGGGAGTGGCTTTAAGGCCGTTGTCCCGTTGACGAGATGAATAGTAACCTTTAGGACTCTTTAAGTCAATACTCTTTTTGATAAATTTTAAATTAACCCATCTTTAAGGTCTTTAAGTAGTCTCTCCTTATAGTGAGTTGTATTAAAGAGACAATGATTAAAGGGTATCTCTTTATGGATAACAACAAGGCATCTTTAGGAATAGGCTTTAGGATGGTCTTTAGGCTGGTCTTTAGAAGATACTTTAAGATTGGGATTGACTCATGGTGTCTTTAGGTGTAGTCTTTAGGCTGTAGACGGTAGGAATGACTTTAGGAGGAGGATTCAAGAGGATACTTTAGGAGGCTGGAACAGATAGGGACAAGAAGAGACACTCAAGGTACCACCCAAAGGGTCCACCCCAACCCTTAGGGAACCCCAAGGCCAACCGAAGGTTGACTTTAGGTGATTGGCTGGACTTTAGGTACCCCTATGGGGGGGGGGGAACTTTAGGTCCGTACACTGTGAGATAGTCACTCAGATTTTTATGGTATATTTTAAAGGACCCTCTAGGAACTCCTCAGGCCCTCTCTAAGACCCTCTTTAGGTAACACTGATAGACTGGCCTATCTTTAGGTATAGACCTTAGGATAGACCATTAGAGGCTCTTTATGGGTATACTTTAGGACTTGACTCTATAGGGATGAAGTGGTGTGATGTAATCATACCGCTGAATCCCTCGGTTAGCCGTCAGTCGGTAAGGAAGACCTAATCGCTACAAGTGAGTAGAGAGCAAACGGTAGACTCCAGTGAACTGAGGTCTCCAGTAAGAGATGCGTACCCAAGGGCAGCACAAAGTACCACAAGAAATCGGTAGGTGACTCTATGGCGCAGTAGGTTCAACAATAAGCGGAACATGAGTCTCCTCCTTTATGTTGGTTGTATCAATAATAACAACCTACCTTATAGGACACTTTAAGTCTTATAGTAATCTTTAGGTAGGCTTCTCCCTATAGTGAGTCGAATTAGAATAATGGTCTGGAATCATATACTTAGACCTGTATCACTAATTTCAAATATCAATCACTTAGGTAAGTCTCAATGACACTCTTTACCCACGCCACAGAGAGCTTATGATATCGAGCAATGGTCGTTGCTGTCCACCCTTTGTGATATCTGCGAATGACCATAGCCTTACGTTCCTCGCTAGGGTCTCTCTTAGGTACATCGCGTTTACCTGTAGACTTTATTGCACGACCTTTCGAGATGCAATCCTCTATGTTCTCCTTCTGGGTTCCTTCCCTAAGGTGCTCAGGGTTAACACACGAGGGGTTATCACATAGGTGCATCACAACCATTCCGTCAGCTATCGGTCTTCCTAGGTGACAACTCAGGGAATACCTGTGGGCCATCCAATGGACTCCATTTACACGTAGACGACCATATCCAGTCTTCGTCTTACAGCCCTTAAAGTTCCAGCAACCAGTCTCCTTATCAATCACGTACTTCTTCTTGTTTATCATATTACCTCCTTAAATGGCCTTCCTTGGCCTCATAAATCACCACTCAATGAAAGACGTACCGTAACCCTCATCGTCCTCAGAGTACACATCAACTCCTCCCACAGACATCTCAATGATATGCGTAGCAGCTACCGTAGGGCGCATCATGTGTTCCTCAAGGAAGTCAGTAAGCACTTCTCCTTCGACCTTAACGGAATCCAACTGCATGGACTCACGGAGGTACTCAATGCCTAACGCAAGAGCATCCAACCGGTCATCATGTGCCAGAGCGCCTTTCTCACGAGTGATACGGGTCATCTGGTAGAACAGTGAGTACTTAACGTCATGCTTACCGTCTACGTCACGAGCTGACTGATAGTCTGCCCGAATGACCTCATCACGAATGACAAGGCGGTGAGTCTGCATGACTGGCTCAAGGGTATCACAAATACGCATCTCCTTAAGACCGCGAGCACGAATCTCTTCCATTGCGCAGTTGTGGTGTTTAAGAAGGATAGGACTGAATACCTTACCAAACATACCATCACCGAAGTTACTCTCATGAACAACCGTCTGGACTCCCCATTGCTTAGCCTTCTTAGCGAGCAACTCAAGGGTCTTATCGGAGTAACCATCACGGAAACCTCCAGCTTCCATAAGGTAGATGTAACCGTTGAGGGTATACAGTACTGCATAACCTGTTTCATCCTTACCGCGACCACTTGGGTCAATGACCAGAATCTTCTGTTGATACTGACCAGAGTTGTTGGAGCAATCATGGTACGTATGAAGGTCATCACCCTTAAGGCCAACGTTAGGAAGGTCCTCAATGATGTTCTGACGGTTCGGAAGCCACTGGTAATGCATTGGTGCCTTCTCTAAGTCTAAGGCCGCTACGATAGCGTCACGGAGCCTCAGAGGGTACTTCTCGGCATCACTCAGGTTAGGGTTAAGCATGAACTGTAGCGTAAAGCCAGCCTTACCGTATTCCAACTCACGCTCTCGAAGGTCATCACGGTCGAATCGAACAGGGTCTGTAGGAGTCCCAGCAAGAATCTCAGGGTTCTCATCGTACTCCGCTCGAAGCATTGGTGCCAGACGCTGAGAGTAGTAGAGGTTCTCTTCGTGGGTCCTTGGATACAGGGCAGGCCAGATGATAGTGGTGTACCCACGGTTATCCTCAAGTTCCTTATAGAGAGTCATCTCAGTCTGAGGAGTACCAAGGTAGATAACGCGGGAAGTAGGCAGCGGTTTAAGTAACGCAGCGAACTCCTGAACGAGAGTCCATAGTTTCTCACGGGCACCCATAGTTGCACTGTTAGACGGAATCTCAACGTCATCCGCAATGATAATGTCAGCACGGCTACCAGTTAACTGACCAGTGATACCTACTGATTTCACACTAGGAGAGTGGTCAGGCTTAGCTGGACCTACGTCGAAACTAATCACAGAGTCACGCTGTCCTGGTCTTGGCTTCAACTCACTGAGGAACGGCAGCAGGTCAATGATGTTCTTGATAAAAATGGAGTTAGCGTCTGCACGTTCCTTAGAGGCTGATACAATAAGTATCTTCAACTGTGGGTCTCTCCATAAGGACCACACAACGAACGCACAGGTGATGAATGACTTACCGATACCACGGAAAGCCTGTAGGATGAACTTCTTGTTGTCTCCGTTCGCCAGCACCTTAGCCATGTCAATCTGACACTTAGTGGGAACCGGAAGGTTTAACGCCTTCCATAAGACGAACAGGAACGCCACGAAGTCTCCTTTCAGTTGCGCCACTACGAGCGCATTACGATTGGATTGAGTAGACATATTACCTCCTTACTTGATTTCCTGCTTACGTTGCAGTTCACGAATAGTATCCTGTAACGCACGAATCCATGCGTCACCCTTCTGGGTCACTGCGATAATACGTTTAGCATCTCGGTCGTCAAGTTCGGCTCGACCATCAGGCTCGAATCGACACTGACCGTCGGAGGCTCCGGTATTTTTGACTCTGACGCGCAGCCGCTTATTGTCGCTACGCAAATCAGAAATAATCCTATCAGTGCTCCCTTCCAGCGCGGCAAGGTCTTCTTGATACCTAGTCGATACCGCATCGACTGCTCTTTGAGTGCTCTTCGCAGCCTCAACTCTCTTAACGTACTCATTCTGTACCTCCTGTTTCCACTTGGCTTCCATTGAGTCAGCCCCAAGTTGCCATCCCCATCCGAATAGCATCCCAGCGAGAACCCAAGGGACTAGCTTACGTAAAAATTCCAGCATAATGCCTCCCGTTAACTTTCAGATTTCACGTAGGAGCATCTCGTGTAGACAATGACATCCATAAAGGCCCCCGTAGGAGACCTTGAGTATATCACTGCAAAGTGTAAATATCGTCATCAGTGAGACCATCGTCTCCAACTTTAGACTTGTACTCTTCAAGAGCACCAGCAAGCCCACCCAAGATGTGCTCATCAGGCTGCAGCTTACCAATCTGGAACTTATGACGGTCTAACAGTTTGTTGATGGCGTTATAGAGTTGTGGAGAACGACGCTCAGGGTCCGAAAGGTCCGCAAGCATACGCTGTGCCATCGCAGTGTCCAACATCTCTAAGAACGTAATAAGGCTCTTATCCTTTTCCATATGTGTCACTCCTTATTGGCTTTCTTCCAGTCAATCATCTTATCGACTACCTTGGCACCAATCTGAACCACTGTATAGGCGATAGCGGCAACATAGAACCACTCATTAAGGGAGAGGCCCCAGAAGAGCCTAGCTACCCCATCGGCACCAGCCACCCCCGCAATTGGTGCAGCCTTGACGATCTCATTGTTAAAGTCTAATGACAACATTCGGTCTCCTTATGTTATTACCAAGTGACATTGAAATATACTTTTCCATTCTGTGTGGTGAGTCCGTTAAGAACAACCTCGCCGTTTGTGAAGATTGTTACAATACCGGTAGCGTACATCATATTATCCGAGGAGAACGTAGCTGGTACGTTAATAGGGATAGATGGACGCATACCACGAGGAAGCCGCATAACAACCTCTCCATTATTGAAGCTACTCACAGTCATGCTAATAGAGGCAGAATGGTTGGTTACGCTTGAAGGCCATTCAACCGTAGCATGATTACGTGACCACCCTACCGATGCTGGACGGGGAGCGCCAACAGTCCTTGATGTCCACGCTGCAATCGCAGATGCAATAGCCTCCGCGTACAACTTGTACCCAAGTTCATCTTGGTGAATGTCATCACGAAGCAGTGGGGGTACGCCCATTTTAGTGTAGTGAGGGAAAGGTGCAGGTAGAGTGTGTGTGGTAGGGACCAAGATAGCTTTATCACCATACGCCGCCATTACACGCTTCCCTGCCTCACGAAGCGCAGCAACGTTTTGGTAGTTATTTGAGTTCTGACCAGCACCGTCTACGAACTCTTTCGAGTACCACATCCACGGCTCAACCCACAACGGGATTCTCCCATTGGCGATACACCAATCAGCAAACTCCTTTACCATCGCAGCAAACGCTTTTGGGTCTGTGTTACCCTGTCCCTCATTGGTTCCACCAACCATAATCACAATGTAGGCATCCCCTGCTCCCTTGGTTTTAAGTTCATCAAGCTGTGTGCGCATGAAGGCTCCAGCAACGGCCTTGTTCTCAATGTGAACCGTTCTCGTACCCATTGTACCATCAAGCAGCTGTGGTAGATACTTGTCGAACGTCGAGATAAATCCTTCTGCCGTTGAGTCCCCTCTTACAAGAATATTGAGAGGAGAATGTCCGAACACGCCTCCTTTAGATGTGTAACAGTTCAGTCCTGTTACTCTGGATATCTCAGTTGTTAGTGATGAGGTTACGAACCCTATCTCATAGATGTTACCAACCATAGACCCGAACGCTGGCGTCAGGCTTACCCCATTAACCACAAAATGGAACGTATCTGTTGACAGTAGACTAACTCCAACGGTTGCATTCGAGGCAGAATAAGACTTTAGTAGTCCTCCCTCTGGGACTTGAATTGGTTCCCCCCATTGCATGGGTTTTCCTTTAACCTTCACTCGATACCGCCACTCAGTTCCATTACTGAATCCGTCAAACAGAATCCAACCATTGTCACCTCTTAACATAACCCCTGAGGACTCTGGTGGGGTTGCTCCATGACGTGCGCCAACGTGAGCGCTTATCGTTTCTCCTACGTTGATGTCAGTGAAAAGTCCGCAGTACTTTCCAGCCTCCGAAGTGAACTCACAAGCGATATCGCTAGTCTCACCTTTTGCACCCTGCGCGAAGGTATCAAGGTCCTCCAGCATGGTGTACATTGTTACATCTTCAAAATCGATTGGTACCACATTAATTGGATTGGGATTTAGGCGAGCAATGTTCGGAAGTGCATCAACCTCACCACCTGTCATGCCAAAGAGTTCATCTCGGAAGGTGAACTTGCATCGACCTTCAAATTTAAGAGTCTTGTAGAATGAATAGTGATCATAATTGGAGTCAATCCAAACCATTTTATCAACAATCACTCTGGAGCCTGAGATGTCGAATGGCGGGGTGACAGTGTTAGAGATGCGATATTTTGTGTACTCAGAGCCATTTCCAGGTATGTACGCGTAGCCATACTTCATGACAGACTCGAAGATAGCTCCCTCGATAGCCGAATTGTCATATGAATCCATTGCTGTAATTGGAATACGGGTGACGTAGCTCTTTGGGGCAACAGAGGGTAACATCTTATAGCCATCCTCAGCGCCTAGCTCCTGTCGAAGAGTTGAGTCCCATCCAGAGTTAGTGACTAATTCTTGAATGCGTTTGAGTAATTCAGCGGCACGATCAGCATCTTCTTCGGCAGCATCGGCATACTGTCTACATAGGTCCAGAGTCTGCTCACGCCCTTCCTCTGCAATGTGGATAGCTTGAAGCTGTGATACGTTCAGGTCTGTTGCACGTAGGATGGAGCCATCTTGAAAGTCTACCACACGCTTAGCATCCGTCACACGGCGAACCTCAATCATGGTGAACTCAGAAGGTAGTTCACGTATTAGGACCACTTCACGTTCGGTAATGAATCGATAATCAGAACCCATAGATAGGACCTCCCGATTATTACCAGCAATCGCCGAGATAACCACAAAGCGTCGTGCAAGATAGTCGAAAGGGATGTGAAAGGTATTTGCGCCACCAGTCAACGGATAAGTCCATACAGTGTTCATAGAACCTCCTTTAGTTGGAATGAGATATAAATAGGAGGGAAGCTGTCGTAGCCTCCCTATAGTGAGTCGTATTATTTCCGACGCTCCTTCAAGTTGACACCATTGGCCTCATAAATCTTCAACACAAGCTGTTGAGTCAAAGGGTCGTTAGGAACTAACTCTTTTGTAGAGTTCATCAAGCCAGTAATGAAGTCCTGCTCGGTAGCCTTGTTGGGAGCATTAACCACACCAGCAGTGTTCAGTAGGGTAGCACCAACGTTAGCCACAAAGCCAGCCGAAGGCATCTGCTCCAGAAGATTCGAACCCATCGCACCCATTACCTCCCAAGAGGAATATGGCTTGTTAGGGTCTCTCTTCTTCATGGTATCCTTAGGTAGAATCGTGGAACGAGCCATCTTAGAAGATTCTACACCGAACGCACCACCAATGAGGTCAGCCATAGCTAAAGGTGCACCCAAATGAGAACTACGAGACAAGGAAGCGTGCGCAATCATGGTTGGGTCCAGTGCTCGCTCTAAGTACTCCTTACGTTTCTCCTTAGGCATTCCATATGCTTTGACGTGTGCATTCATCACGTAGTAGCCACCAGAAAGCCCCATGGAGATGATACCTGTCAAGGCAGCATCGACCGCACGGCTATTCTTGTAGGCATCGTAGAAGAGCTTGATGAACTTAGAGTTCAGCGACTTGATGGTAAACGATTTGAACTGCATTACCATCTTACCAAGCGCACCAAAAGCATGGGAATCCTGTAATGACACCTTATGCGGACGTAGCATCGCTTCATCTGCAACCTTATCAGCAAGTCGCCACAAGTCCATAGCCCTAGGGTCCATAGAGAACGCTTGCTTGTCCTTGACAGTATACTTACCGTCCTCACCGCGAACCATGTGTTCCTTGATGAGCGCCTTGATTCCTTTCATCTGTTCAGGCGTTACCGATGCGCCACGGAGGAATCCTTCCTTCTCCCAGCGAGTAGTCTTACCAGATAGGGTGGCACTAATCACATCCCCAAGCATACCTTGACGGGCAGCATCAAGAAGATAGTTAGTGGTCCCATTAAGCATCTTCGTCCACGGAGAACGAGCAGCCAATTCCTGTGTGGAATACTTCAAGGTCCCTACAATGTTCGCAACCACAGGTCCTGTATCAGTTGCCTCCCTCAGTCTCTGAACAATGTCAGCACGTTTAGGTCGAATCAACTGGTCCACTTCCTTCCCGAACAGAGACGCATGGAGTTCCTTGAGTTCCTTAGCGGAAACTGGTTTAGACTTATAGAGAGTATCACGAAGAATCGGAATACCATGACCGAGAGCACGGACGTTACCAGTAGCAATCATCCCAGCAATCTCAGTAAGGTTCTGAGCACCCATATAGGCGTTCTTAGCGAAGAACCCTAAGTCATTGATAGAACGCAGCGAGGTTTCCCAAACTGTGTCGTGATTACGTCGAGCACGTCCGGTGAGAATCTTAACGGTATCCATAAGAGCATGAACCTCGCCAGTCTTCTTACCGTTACCCTCAGCACTTGCTTTGAGTGCTAGAATCTCGTCCTTAAGTTCCTGAGTGGTTTTACCGGTAGACCCCATGATAGCAATGTCGCCATTGATACGGCGGTCATATGCAGGCATGATGCGGAACATGTCGAAGTCCCTTAGGTCATTCACGGCAAACTGTTGTCCATCAGGCATTGTGATAGATAAGTCAGAGTCAAACAAGTTACGAGCTTCAAGGAACGAGTTGTTCTCAATACCTACTAGGCCCTCAATGTTCTCTTCAATCACAGAACTATTAGTGAACTGGTCTGAATGAGAGATACCATATGCCTTGTCCATAGCGTACTTCTCAACCATATCCGGCGTAACTTCCTTTACCCCATGAACTTCCTTGAGCATCTCATCAACACGCGCTTTAACCTCAGGTCGAGAAGTGTAGCTGTTCATCCACGAACGAGCAATACCTTCCTGTAACCCTTCGGCACCGTATCGTTGAATCATAAGTGCCTTAGCGTGACGGTCGTAAACGTGTGGGACGTAGGTACCTTTATGACGACTCTCAGGGAAGATACTCATGGCCTTCGTATTACCGAAGATTGCGGGATTCTCCATGAGTTCACGCTTAGTATCAAAGTGGCGCTTAATGATGTCCATTACTATACGCTCAGACGGAGTGAGAACCTTCTGTAGTTCTGGACGCTCAATAGCCAATGCCGCTCTACGGTAGATAGTGTAACGAGCCTCTTCTCGTGACATCTTAGAGCCACCTGTAGAGAACTCAGGGTCTTTCATAGCGTCTGACATTGCTTTGTACAGGTCGTTGTAGGTTCTCTGGTCGGTACTGTGGAGTCTCTCGTGGATGTCAGATGCAGTAGCTCCAAACTTACCTGAGGCACCAGATTGCATCCCAGTAGGAGAACGCACAAGGTCAATCGCTATCCTGCGAATATTGACATCGTCAGACCCTAAGGTCTTCAAGCCAATCTCAGTGAACCCTGCCAGTTTAACGCCCCACGCAGCCTTCTCAGGGTCAACCTCAGAGAACTCTTTGAGTGTCTTAGGGTTGATTGGGTTACTTGCGCTAATCACAGAACCGTCATGGAGCACCACAGCGCCCTTCTCAGTAGGAAGGTCTTCATAAGGTACGCCATTGTGCTCACCTTCAAACTTCATGTTTTCTGTATTCATCCGAGAGAGGTCCGTAGAGTTAGCGTTACGCGCTGTCTCACGGGCTTCCATTCGCATCATAGGGCCAATGAACTCATTGTCGAACTCGGCTTCTGGTTTACCACGTTTGAGTCCAGCAGCGATAGCGTCACTGATTGCAGACATACCAGCACCGAATACAAAGCCACCTAAGGCAGCGCCTGCATAGTCTGAGTCACCACCAGCCACAGAGGTTCGAAGTCCTTCGGAGGCTACGTTAAGTGCTGCACTCTCAGCACCTACAACAAGTGCCTTATTGATTAGCTTAAAGCCTTTACCAGTTACACCGACCATCGGAACATAGCTCAGCGGGTCCACACCAGCACCAATAACACCAGCACTCAGCTTAGCACCTAGACCAGCATCAGCAGCGCGGGAGTCAGCCTCAAAGTTCTCGTTGGCTAACTTAATGAGGGCATCAAGATTCTCAGGAGAACCACCAGTCACCACGTTGATGTACGCAGGGTTCTTAACCTCGGTTCGAATCTTCTCTAACTCTTCTGGAGTCCAGATGTGAGAGTTCCAGCGAGTTGGCGTAATGGTGTCTTTAAACACATCAAAACCGTTATCAAGACGACCAGCACGGAAAGCCATACCAGCGACTGAGTTGGAGAGTTCAGCTTCGGCAGCGTCTTTGAACCCGAAGAAGGTTGAACGATTGTTGTACTCGTCAAGTGTTTCTCCGTGGGTCTCCCAAAAGTCCTTGGCGAATGGTTTCGCCGGAGCCTCCTGTTCGATACCCTTAACGTCAAAACTTGTGGACTCAGGAAGTTCCTGCGTAACCTTCTGCTTATGCCCAATACCAGCCAGTCCTACCTCAGCAGGAATGCCTTTACCCTTTGGGGTGATACCACCGAATGCTTCCAACTGTCCAGCCATAGGAGACTTAGCCACATCTAGAAGATTACGTAGGTAGTTTCGTCCCTCCTCGGAGATAGCCGAGAAGTCACCCTTAGAGTATGCCTCAAGTTGAGGATTCCCCAAGCGTCCCTCACCTTGGTTATACGCAAGGGCAGCTTTAAGTTCATCCCCATCAAACTTACCAACCAGACCTGCAAGGTGCTTAGCGGCAGCATTGATAGCCAACTCAGGATTCAATCGGTCATCGTCTGGCCCATCGGTAACGCGCAATCCCATTGCCTTGGCGGTTGCCTTGGTGAACTGCATCATACCTAAGGGTCCAGTCTTAGACTTAGCTGTTGGTTGGAATCGTGATTCTGTCCAAGCGACTTTACGTAAAAGGTCATAAGAGACCCCGTTGGCATCAGCCGCCTTTTGGAACAGACCATCATAATCACTTGGTACGTTCTTATCGTACTTATCCATTTAGGGCCTCCTTATGTAGCCTTTAGTTACTCCTTACGTCCATAGATGAACTTCGGAGTCTGTTTACGTTTCTCTCGGACTCGTTTAGCACCAGCTTCACGGGCCTTGGTAGCAGCAGTGATAGGTGCTCGCTTGTTGATATCCTTCAATGCTTTCTCACGCGCTTTCTCTTCAAGTTTCTTCTGGTTCTCACTCCAGACTTTAGAGAGTAGCTCTTTGTCATACCGGATTCGAACTTGACCCGTGGTGTCCATAAGATAAATGGAGTCACCTTGGGAGTACATGGTAAGTTGCTTGTTGGTAATCCAAGGGTTGTTCGCAATGATTCCCTTACGTGCTTCCTCCAAAATATCACGACCTTGTTCCCACGATTTTGGGTCCGAGTTGACTTGCATCATGTTCTTAGGGATTACACCCACTGTATCGCCATCAACATCGTCTCCGGTAAACGTGTATGTAGATTCCTTAAGGAACTTTGACATCTGCTCCATAGCCATGCTTTCGTTACCTGAGCGGTATTTAACGGAGTCATAAATCTTACGAGCGGAGTCACGAAGCGCCGCTGGCATACGGGCAATCTCAGGTGCGGTTGAGCTATTCAAGGCAGACTCGAACGCCTTATCGTCTTCGAAGCGTTGCTCCTTGGAGCGTTTGGCACTCAGTCTGTCAGCATCAAGAATAACCTGAGGGTCGATACCTTGCTTGTCCATCATGTCCAACGTTAAGAATAACTCGGCTTGGTCTGGATACAACGCAGCAATCAACTGTGGGTCAGCATTACGGATTCTACGTAGAGCGTTCATAGCTGTAGTATTGCTAGGCAGCTTACCGTTAATCACAGCGGCAGACCACTCTTGACTAGCGTCTGTTACCATGGTTCCGATAGCTGTACGGAATGCACCGTCCTTAGAGTCAGCTTGAAGGTACTTCAACTTCATAGCATCCTTAGCACCATCTGGAATATCCATACGGTCAATCTCAGCGAGTTTCTTATTGGCGTAGTTAACCATATCGCTATGCTTGAACTCACCAGTGTTCTCGTTGGTAGGCATATCCTTGAAGTCAGTTGAGACCCACTCACCGTTGATGCGCTTCTGGAACTGCTTATCGATTACGTCAAGTTTGTTCATCGACTTCATGGAATCGTCCAGAGCCTTGGCCTGAGCTTTCGTCCATGCGTTCATCTGGTTTTGAACTTGCTCCTGTGCCGAAATTAACCACTCACGTTGCGGTGTCATCTGCTCATCAGGCTGTACCTTATCGAGTTCCGCTTTGATACCTTGAAGCATCTCCCACGAAGTACGAGGGTCTTCTTGGTTCAACGCAGAGTTAATCTTTAAGCGGTACTGCTCGTTCAATTTAGCGTCGTTCTCAAACTGAGACCGTTGCGCTGTGACCATAAGCGCATTCCACTGCTCTTCACCCATCAACTCTCGGTAGGTCGTAGTGGCTCCGTTGAGTGTTACCTTCTTGTCACCAACTCGCATCAGGAAGTCAGCACCACCAGAACGACTAGAAGCGTCACTGAACGCTTGTCCGATAAGCTGGGTAGCTTGAGCGTCAGACGGGATAGCACCAGTAACCAGACCGTTGTCGATATACTTCTCAAAGAAGTCAGCGGAGTCTGGGCGGCGAAGCATATCAGGGTCTTGAAGTACACCGTTGAGTTCCACTCGGCTGTTCATTATGGCACCCTTCTGAGCTTGCTGGCTCAAGAAGTTATCGTGTGCACCATACAGCGAGATGTTACGCTCGGTAATGTCTCCGTTGAAACCGCGCTGATAGTCAACATCCTCAGGGTCAATCCCGAACTGCTCAGCGTATGCCTTAGCGCCCTCTTGAAGACGACTATGGCGATACTGTTCCATCTCTTCACGAGTACGGAAGACACCCTCTTTGACCTTCTGCATAACATCATCATCGACGAGGTACGCAGCGTTGCGGCCAGTCTTTACTCGCAGTTCTTCCATAGCTTATGGGTCGTCCTGATACAGAAGGGTCCCGTTATTGAGGGCCTCTCGACGTTGCTCAGGAGTCAGCTTACGGATAATCTCGTTAGAGCGTTCATCAGCAAGGTCGCGTGCTCTTTGCTCCTTAGCGGAATACATATCGGCACCTGCTTTAGCGAAACGACCAATGGTGTCCAATAAGCTGGACTTAGGTTGCTCAGCTTGTGTCGATGCAGCCCTGTAGCCCATACCACCAGCGCCACTACGTAACCGAGAGAGTCCCGGCTGTGCCGCTTGAAGGGCAGATTCAATCTTACTCATAGTTCATTACCTCCCCGTCTTGGTTCCTTTAGCGGCAACTATAGGTGCCTTAGTGGTTGACTTAGAGTCGAACGCCCCAGATGCATAAGCACTCGCAGCGGAAGACCCCATGATAGCCAGTGGGTCAAGAACCATCTGTAGCTTACTCTTCTGTTTCTGTTCGCCTCTGTAGATTTCATCAATCTGGCTTGCAGTACTTTGAGTACCACCAAGTTGTTGTGCGAAGATTGCTTGATAGTCTCGTCGGTAGTTCTCAGTTACCATGTTGGCTTCCCGAATGAACTGACCCTCTGTGACTCGCTTAATGCGGTCCATTGAGGAGCCTTCAAGCATACTCTCTCCGATAGCCGCTCGTATTGACCCCATAGCCTGAACCTTCTGCATGTTCTGAGAGGTCAACTCCGAGGATGCCTCCTCAAGTTTACTTCGAGCTTGCAACGATAGGTCAGCATTCTGAATGTTCGTCTGCTTCATTAGTTCGATAGCTTGACGACGACCAGCAGCGGTCTGAGCGGCAATCATTTTGGCCTGAGAGTTCTGACCACTAATAGCCTGAGCACCAGCCAATGCGATTGGAATTGCAGCCATCCAGCACATATGGTTATCCTCCTTTCGTTATTGTGAATAATTGAAATTGACCATCCTGTGTGTACTCTTCATGGAATACCGCACCGATAGTCTTGAGGAAACGAATGTGGGACGTATTGCCAACCCATACGTAATTCCAAAGAGTATCATACTTCTCAAGCATCTTATCGCGATACTCCATGATTAACTTACGGAACTCTCGCTTAGCCTTTCCACTAAGTCGCCACACTTGGTCGCTCGTAACGAACCAGCATTGGTCCCCACAGTTACCTCCAATGGCTAGAGGGAACCCATAGAGGCTCAACGTGACACACTCGGAAGCATCAGGGAAACTCGGCTCAATACCAGCAGCCTTAGCTTCAAGAATGTCATGGTGAGCCGGAGTGAATACCTCAAAGTCTGTACTTTTAGTAGGTCTTATAATCATCATAAGAAACCCTCCCGTAGTCGTATTGTTCTCCCTATAGTGAGTCGTATTAATTCCACACCACAGGGAGAACATTTCAATTAAATACCAGAACTTCTCCGTAAGTAGTTTCCTTCCCAGCCACACCCAATGATGTTCAGCGGGGTAGTCTCATCGGACAAGATGGACACGGTATTGAACTTGGCGTTACCCACCACAGGGAAACGGTATTGTCCGGTCCCTAAGTTCAGTCGCCCAGCCCTCAGGGTGTTAGAGCCTAAGCGAGCACCAGCCATTGTGTACTTCCAGTTGGACGATTGGTTCTCAACATAAATGTCGAACGTACCGGACTCCTCATAGTTAACCCACGCTCGGCGTAACTGCAAGCGACCGATGTCTTCCGTAGAGGTAGACCCATCGTCGGCAGTCTGCTTGATGAGAAACTTAGAGAACTCATATACGAAGTTAATGTTGAACCCAATGTACACTGTACGACCCTCTAAGTTACCACTGAGTCGCAACCAAGGGTCGGTGTTCCAGCCATCCATAGGCTGTTCAAATACGGTTATCTTGCCGTCAGGTTCCAGAACGGTAATCTTCCCTCTGCCAAAAGTTGCTCCATAGATGCTGTAGAGATTAATAGCCGTCTCATAGGCATCGTCATTGTATGTCCCACTAGGAATCGTGTAGCGAATCTTCATATCCATGAAGGCCCGATACGGCTCACCCTGTAAGTCAATGGCGTTCTTAGTGAAAGAGATCTTAGCCATGAACGTATTGAACTCATTGCGAAGAATCACATACATGTCCGAGTTAATACTCTGGCACGCTAGGACCTGAACATTCTCCCCAAAGTCCCAGTGAGACCATGACTGTTGTCTTAACTCTTCGTCCAGATACAAGAACTTATACATGAAGATTTTACTTGGGTCCCCTTGGGATAATACTGAACAGAAGTTTTCAGTACCACTCCCGCAAATACTGAACACACCATTTGGGATGTAGCTTGGAACATGTGCTGTAATGTCCTCGGCATTCTTAACGGAGCTTACATCCTGCACGGCGTAGTACCGATGGATGGACGTAAAGCTGGACCTTGGACTTGCAAAGTAGACGTTACGACCAATACCAAATGGTCTCGCTCGGTCCTGCACATCAAACTGAGTCGTTAGGTTCAACTCTACGGATTTCGACGTAAGAGTACCGGATGCGGTCAGTACGAACTGAGCCTCATCAGACCAGATAAGTAACTCCTCTGAGAACGGAACGGCGTACTTAAGGATTGCTATTCGGTTGGTACTTACAGCAACGTCGATAGGGTCATCGTCGCTCAAGTTAGCGATGGACGCTGGGTAGAAGTTGAAGTACTTAGCTGTTCGACTCAAGATTATATTTTCTCCACTGAGGAAACCTAAACGGTTACGGAAGAAGAACACATCGTTGATTGTGGAGTCCATGAAGGAAGGCCACGGGTTGGTATCATCATCACCACAGGTTTTAGGGTTCCACTCAAGCCACTTGAACTCAAAGTTACCATCATCGGCACGGACAAGAGCGTGAGGCATCGTTTCCCACAGAAGCTGGTTGTTAACGTTCCAGCCCAATGTCTCAGACCACACTTTACGAGTAGCATCATATTTAACGTAATACTGGTCAGCAGACTTAGAGGCATCACCAACTATTTTCACGATGTAACCATCTGGTGCGTTTGGTGGCAGCTTAGAGAATGACTGAGCGTAGTGGGTAACAGGGTTAATCAACTGGTCAGCATAGCCATCCTTCGTCATAAGGGAATCAATCTGTTGACCCGCAGGCGCTATAATGTGGATGTAACCTTGACCTACATTGAACGTCCACTCAGATGCATTAGCTCTGCACTGGCGAGCCAACTCTTCCGCTAACCATTGAGCGTCAGTATTATTAACGTGTGCTGGTTGTGACCCATCAGGAATCTGATAGGACGCTTGTGTTCCTCCATTAATCATGATTTGTAGGGTTCGACCATATTGACCGCCACGAACGTTTATCAAAGCGTCCTGCTTAGGGTTAAACCCAGCGAGATTCACAGCGTTTGTATTTCTGGTTACGCGCACGTTCCTGTTAACGATGAACGTATAGTCAGCCACTGTGACCATCCTCAGGTCATTCCGAGGGTTATTCGTTTGGATATACGTAGAACCATCAGTTGGGTAACGTACCTGCTTCTCGTTGCCAGCAAGGTCGAACACACGGATACCGCTACCAGTGAACACAGCGTAATACTGTTCGTATTCATCGCGGTTAATCAGGTGAATATATGGCGCTGGTCCTAAGTCACCACTACCCCCTAAGGTCTTAAGGAAAACCATAGGTGGACGCTTTTGGAGGCCCTCGGTCTCCGAAGACCAACCGTTAACTTGACGTGTCCCTTGGTCGGGATAACGAAGGATGTCAGGTTGTTGGCTGATACCACCCTTCAAGTTCTTAATTGATTGGCTGATACCACCCTTCAAGTTCTTAATTGATTGGCTAATTAGTGCCATTAGAGCCTCCTTACAGGTTATTAGCGAGTCAGTAGACCAGAAGTGAACGCATCACCGTCCAGCATGTTGAACCCACCGTAATCCACTTCGTACTCCATACAGAGTCGTCGAGCCTCGTATTCCTCTTCTTGAAGTACACCCTCAACTTCCGGTGCCCCAAAGAATCGGTTGTTGAACTGACGGGAAGCCTTAGTGACAATCCAGTAGCGGAAGCACTCAGGCATCTCATCGTAATCTCGGAGACGGATAATGTTCACAGTGATACCGGAATCAAATCGGTCTGATTGACTCGTTCGGTCATACACATAGCCACCTCGGTTCACGTAGACTGATTGACCGGAAGTAGCCATTAGTGATAGATAGTCTTCGCTATACACAATCAGGTTGGAGAACACATCAGGTAAAAGCGTTATGCCTTCATCAATGTTGAATGTCCAACCACGAGACTGAATCTGTCTGTTAATCTTATTGAGAATACGTCGAGCGTTCGCTACATCCGCGTTAGCGTCACCTTCCAGCGTCGATACCGGAGGTTCACCGATAGATGCCAGAATGTCGTTCACAGCGGATAGCTCAGCGGCAGTCTCAACGTTCATATCGTATGAGCGCATATAGTTTCTCCTTATGAAGCAAAAAACCCCCTCAAGACCCGTTTAGAGGCCCCAAGGGGTTATGCTAGTTATTGCTCAGCAGTGGCAGCAGCCAACTCAGCTTCCTTTCGGGCTTTGTTAGCAGCGCGAGTACGTGCAGCCTTCTGTGCTGGCGTTAAGGTTTCTTCTATTGAAGTAACACTCACCTCTTCGGAACTAGCAGCGACCGTTGAGGCCACTCCTTGCATTACTCCCCCTTGAAAACCACTGCACCAGCAGCTTCTGGGCGCAGACCACCATGACCCATTGCGTACTTAGCGATAATCTGGTCAGCTTGGAAGTTAGCACGGCGAGCGCGCTCCAGAGCCAAGTCACGCAGCTTCACAGTACCGACCGCAGAGCGATGCATGAACAGGCCAATAACGTTGTCCTTAGCAACCTTGTCGTTGTCACTCTTAGTGGCAGGGAAGGCGTGCTTCTGACCAGAGGCATCTTCACGGGAGGTGCCAGCGCCACCAGCGGTGAGGTGAGGAACTTCTACAACCTCAAAGCCCATAACGTTGCGGATAGAACCCTTCTCAGGGTCAATCAGAGCAGCGTAGTTTGCAGCGTTCGGCATCAATGCTGCCAGAATTGCAGAGTAGCTATCTGGGTCACAGTAGAACACGCGGTCAGCAGCCGGAACGTAGTTCTTGGTCAGAGCCGCACGAGCCTTAGTCAAGGCAGCGATAATCTCTTTACCCAGAGCCACTTGGTCGGTAATTGCAGTCTTAGCCTGAGTAGTCTCAATCACAGTTGCAGAACCGAGACCCGCGATGTTCTCATCAGAGGTGCTTGCCAAGTTACACAGGCCAGCAATCTCAGCCAGAACCGCACCATCAGCAGCCATCGCCAGAGACTCACCCAACTGAGAGGTGTACTCAGAGCGAACGTCGTAGTGGTTCATCGCGTCCTCAATATCGTAAATCAGAACGTCAGCCGTCAGGAGGCCATCAATGGTGATGGTCTTTTCGGTGTGCTTGATGTCTTTACGTTTATCGTCGAGGTTCTCACCCGGAGCCAGATACGCTGCCTGAGTGCGACCCAGTACAGGGAACTGAGCAGATTTACCACTGGAGATGGAGCGGACCATGTGGCGAGAAGTCGTCACGGAGGTACGAGCAAATGCAGTCAGGACTTCACCACCAAATACTTTTAAGAATAACGCCAGTTTGTCAGAAGCACTTGCACCTTTACCTTGGTTAGTACCCAGTTGCTGTCCACCAGTCATGTTAGCCATATATGTATCTCCTTCTGTTGATTTAAACGTTTAATGTATGAGGTACTTCTTGAAATGAGTTGGTTCTCATTGTGTATCACTCAAAGGGAGCACTCTCACGACACTCTCGGAAGCCCGACTCCACAGCAACTTAATGGTCTGTGTGACCTCCAATCGTGGGATTCAGTCTCTCTCCCTATAGTGAGTCGTATTAATTTCAGAGTCTATCAGAAGTTCGAATCGATTACTTTCTGTTCGACTTGACGACGATAGTTGGCATCTGTGCGATACCGAGGGTCGCTCATAGCTTTAATCATCTCGCTACGGTCCGCAAAGCCTTCACGCTTGGTAGCCTGAGGTTTAGCCGGAATAGCACGATTAGTTACACTACGAGTTGGCTTACGACCAAACGCCTTAGCGCGAGACTCACCAGCCAAGTTGATGATAGCCTTAACGGTCGCTAAGTCACGATTGGTCAACGCATTGTCCAGCGACTGTGCAGCATCAGGATTGTGCGTCTCAAGGTGATTATACAGTGCATCAAAACGTTCACGGCCACCAGCGTATTCAATCACACTGTTTACGTACTGTTCCACCAGAGCCTCTTGACCACGGATATATGAGTCAATGAAAGCCTTAGTGTAACCAATTTCAGCCAGCTTAGCGTAGGACGCAGAGGATAACTCTTCGTTCTCCTCGTACTCACGCTGAATAGCCTCAATGGTCTCAGCACTCATGCCACGCTCGGCAGCAATGTTAATCATCTCTTGGAAGCCCTCTTCGTGCTCACCAAGTTGCTCAGAGGCAGCTACCAGTTCTTCTGGAGTCTCACCCAGAGGTGTAAACTCTTCGGAACCTTCTGTGCCCTCAACGCCTTCTGCCCCAGTGTCAACATCGGTCGGCTCGGAGCCATCACCTATACGAACCTGAATGCGCCCCTCATCATCCTCTTGACCGAACGGGTCAGAGTTGTCATACAGGTCACGTTCAGGTTCCACTTCGTCGGACGCTAACTCGATTGCATCATCGCCATCACGGGCAGCAACATCCAGAGCCAGCATATTCTGTTCGTGTTCCTCAACGGAACCACCAGACATCACAGCGGAGTTTACACCGAAGGACGCATATACATCAGCATTAGATTCAGCCATTATTGTTATCTCCATTCCAATTTAAACTAAGGGACACCCAAGGACTCGAACCTTGAGACCAGACCTCACTCAATCTGGATGGTCTCCCTATAGTGAGTCGTATTAAATACCAGGCTGTAGGCCAACGGAATCAGCAGCGGCAGCCATAGCCTCAGGTGAAGCTGTAGCCTGTGCAGCCATGCCTTGAGCCAACGCAGCGGCACCATTGTCCATACCCATCTGCATAGACTGTTGGGCCATCTTCTGTTGCTTCTGTTCTTCGGTGAGGAGGATGCCAGAAGTGTCGATTCCGATAGCGTTAGCAATGCGGAGCTTAATCATAGCAAGGTTGATGTCTGGGTCATCACGCATTGGAGCAAGAGCAGCCCACGCGGTGACACATCGTTCCAGCTTATCTAAGTCTTGACCACGACCGATTGCCTCCAGACCTGTACTAATGGTTGGCTCTACGGCTTCCTTAGGTAACTCAGGAATCTGTTGCGTGGCTTGTAGTTGCTTCAAGAGCACTCGTACCAGAGGCAATTGTAATTCTTGAGAAAGGATAGAGTAGACACCACCTAAAGTATCTTCAAGTTCTGACGCAACGTACCGAATCTCTTCGGCGGTCACACGCTCACCTGTGCGCTGAACAGCGGAGTTCAACATGAAGGCAAACGAAAGTCGAGCCTCAATAGCGTCACTTACAGCCTTGGCTACGGTAAAGTCTGCTTGCTTCTCCAATTGCAGGAACGAGATGTCCTCTGGACGACCAGTAACGAAGTCACCAGTCTGAGCCTTAGTCAGTCGGCGTGGCTGGGTGATACCAGCAGGATTCACTAAGCCGATAACCTTAGAGCTAATCATGGACATCTTAACGATAGCCTCTTGGAGATTCTCAAGGGACCTCAAGTCGCCTAAGTATTCCTCAATGTACGAACGACCATATGATTCACCGTCAAGTCGAACCATTCGAATCGGAATGTACGGGCAAGCCTCTTTAGGGTAAGTCCCATCGGAGCCTTGTACCTCCATCCCCTCAACCTCTTCGTAGCGGAGATACTCACCTGATTCTTCGTCCAGATAGATGTGAGTGTACACATCAATGGTCTCATCAGGTTTCTTCTCACCGCCCTGCCCTTCAACGGCCTTTCGGATGTCCTCAGGGAGTGCACCGAAAGCTATCTGGTCACGAGTCACCATTTGCAGAACGTTGCCGAATGCGTCTCGTTGAACCACATAAGAAGACAATCGGTACAGCTTCATGGGATTGTAATTTGACCCGTCTGGTTCCGGTAGGTACAGCAGGACGTTACCAGCAACGACTAACTGCTTGAGAGCCTCAAAGAGCGTCACTCGGTAGCTGTTAGACTCAATGTAGTTCATGATGATACGCTCTACCATTGAGAGTCCCTCATCGACCTTGGCGAGTCCATCGGGGTCGTTCAGTAACTGTTTGGCCTCAAACTCAGAGATGGTCAGCTTCATCCACGTTTGCATCGGGAAGAGAGCCAGCATGAGCTTAGAGGCTAAGTTATTGAGACCACGAGCACCCACAGCTTGCCACGGCGTAGTGTAGTCTGTGGATGAGTTATCGGAGTCCTTAGGGAAGAGGGACGGAATGGTGTACTGAGCGCAGTTTTGGGCGCGAGTCTCATAGGGTGCACGGTCGTTCTTCAAGCGGTCATAAACTGACTTTGCTCCCTCCTCGGCTAGACCTGTACGCTTCTCAGCCATGTGTCACCTCCTGATTAAATGTTGATGCCGCCACCGGAGCTACGAGCCACACTTAAGGACTTCTTACCGCCAGCGCGAGCTTTCTTACGTCCGCTTTCGGTCTGTGCTTCGTCCTCAGTGGAAACCTCTTTCTCAGGTACGTCAACAATCTGTGCCGCTGGGGTTGCGTCGGCTGGTTGTGGTACTTCGCCAGCACCTCCAGCCAGACCACTAGCAACCTGTTTAACCGGACGAGCCACTTCCTTAACGACTTTCTTAACGGACTTAGTGACTTTCTTCACGGCCTTCTTAATTTTCTTACCCATAACTTATACCTCCTTAAAGTATACACGCATTGTCTCGCCTTCATGTTTACAGCGGGACACCCAATCGCAATCGTGGAGTTCTGCAAGGCACTTAAAGCGTTTCGCTAGGAATCGCTGTAAGCCCTTAGAGTCTGCCTCAGGATTAATGACAACGGACGTTACATCCAGAATGTCTCCTTTGTGGTGAATGTCACAGCTTACGCACCACGCGAAGTATGCTACATGTTTTCCGGTAGAGTCCAGAATGTACTCTTCACGGCAACCAGACATGTCCATAACTTCGTCAACGTAGAGGCTGTATCCTACAAAGTGTCCTTCGAATCCTTTAGGCAGCCCAAGGTGCTCTACAGTCCACCTGATTGCACGGAAGCGACTTTTGGCCTCCACACATGTGAACTCAGACATCACTTCTTGCCTCCGAATGCAGATTTACGGATTGAAGATTTCATACGAGCGGAACCAGTATTCGTAGCTTTATACTTCTCTACGGAATCATCGCGTTCGACCTTGAGGTCTTTGCGTCCAGACACTTCGGTGCCTTCGGTATCCGTCTCATCAGAAGACCCACCAAACTCCACGCTTGACACTTCTTGGGTCAGAGGCGCTGGCTCAACGGCTCGAATCTGATTGGTATCCATCTTCGGAACTTTAACTTTCGGTGAGAAACACATAAGGTCAATCCTCCCCATCATCTCTTAGTTGTTCCTTACGTAGCTCAGTCTCGTCAATGACGTTAGAGGCATACTGTAGACCCTGAATGAAACCCAAGATGTGGGCCTCACTACAGCCATTAGCACGCATAAGTCCTATATGACCAGACGCTTCGAGGTACGCATAGTTGAATCGAACCTGTAGATACTCAGCGGTTGCACGAGGTACATCTGGAATATCGTTAGGGTTCTTAAGTAAATGGTTAATAGGTGTCAGCATAATAAAGATTCCTCTTAGAGTTAAATCTTAAAGTAATAATCATAAAGGCCCCTATCTCCCTATAGTGAGTCGTATTAATTTAGGGACCTTGAGTTTATCACTTAGTGTCGTGTAACGACTTTATTATCTGGGCTAAGTCCCAAAGGCCCACGCAATGAGGCACGCTCCGAGACCACAAAGACCCATACCGATATACGCTACGGTCTCCACAGGTAAATCTCCTTGTCGATAAAGTTGTACTCGTTGAACCGAAGGATGCGAGCCATCTGGCCCTGCTTAATGACATCCTCTTCGGTCATACCAGCCTTCGCACCGATGGACTTAATGCAGTCCCAAAGCGTCTCATGAGGCTCAGGGTCGCGTTTAACCCACTTAGTTACCTCCTGCCCCTTATTCTTACCAGACTTAAGCACAGAGGTCTTAGGCTCGGTAATGAACGGGTTATTCAAGAAGTCCTCAGCGGTATCACCCCATCCGGCAATCCCTGAGTAACCATCGGTGATGTCGCCCTTGATTGTCTGGAAGAGATGCCACCAGTCCGCTGATTCTTCTGTCTGAGTCAGGATGTTACCAGTGGTACACCACAGGAAGTCACAGTTAGGGATGGTCTTAAAGTCCTTATCACACGAGATGATTACCGCCTTACGAGCACCGAATGCAGACGGATTGGAAGCAATAACCCCCATAACGTCATCACCCTCAAGCATAGGCTCGCGGATGCAGTAGAACTCTTCTCGTTCGAATAGAGCCTCAAGGAACTCAAAGTAACCTACAGGTTTCTTCGTGGCCTTACGGTTCGCCTTATAGTTAGGGTCTACCAGTTCTTTACGCCAGTTAACACTATCGGTGAACGCGAGGACAATCGGAGCGCCTACCCAAGCCTTCTTACGGGTCTCATAGGACTTAATGGAATCCTCAAGAATCTGACGGGCCTTAGCGTGGTCACAGCAGCGGTGCCAAATCTCTTCCTCCCAAGAGGCATCAAACTCGGCGGCACTCATAGCTTGGAAGACTAGCCAGTCACCATCCATCACAAGGATGCCTTTATCGTCACAGCCTTCACGTAACTCGTAGAATTGTTTTAGGTCAAGAAGCGCCATTAAGTTTCTCCTCTAGTTCAGCTACGTACTCGTCAGCTTCCATAAGCTGGTTCTTAAGGCTATCGTTCTCACGTTCCAGAGAGTCGATGTAGCCCTGCATATCGTTCCACGCATCACGAGGAATAGTTACAGTGTCACGTACCATTAGACACATCCTCCCATTCGTTTCAGAAAGCGAGTACCAGATGCGGTAATTTCCCAAGCGCCACCGTTACGTCCACTCGTAGTCAGACACGAGATGTGACCACGGGAAGCGGCCTCCGCTACGAGGCTCGCATTGTTCCGTACATAGTTGGACTGGAAAGTCTTATGGCAACTTTTAATTGCTTGCAGCACTTTCAGATAGTCAGACATCAGAACACCTCCCGTACTGTTGCAGGAGATAACTTGAAGCAGTCCTTATCTGAATACTCTTCGTGCATGTCCTTGATAGCCTCACGGAACGCGGTACGCACTACGAACGTCATCACTCCTTCCATACCATGTGTCAGGAACTGGACAATCATTTCCTTCTGTTGACCATCTGGGACAATAGCACCAGAGCCTACCTGCTTACACAGGTGCAGCATATCTTTCTCGATGATTGCCTGAACGTCAGAAGGCATCTTAGCGGTAACGTCAAAGGACACTTTAAATTTCTTGGTCATAGCCATAATAATTTCTCCTATAGAATTAGTGACATACGGCCCAGTTAGGACCCATCTTACCTTCGGTATCCAGAAGACACCGGAAGTTCCAGTGGTCTCCGACCCAGCGCATAGCTTCTTGGGCGGTCTCAATGACAACCTGAGCAATCTCTTCGGTACGGCAACCTACTTGGATTTCATCGTGTACCCACGCCATGTACGCAAAGTCCCCATCCCAGCCATGCTTCAAGCCTTTCTCTACGAGCATCTCTTCTGTCTTGATAATCCACAGTTTGCAGATGAGAGCACCAGCAGATTGCAGGATGGTATTCAATGCAGCGTGCGGACTACGAACGTGTACTTTACGACCATCCAGACCTTTAATCCAGCGGCGTTTCCATTTGACCCGTTGCTCACCAGCGACCCACTGAGAGGACTCGACAAGTGTCTGTTGGATAGACTCGCGGAGTGCAGCAATCGCTGGGGTGTTCTCAAGGAATTTCTTCTTGAGTTCCTTACCACGTTCTTTACCAGCACCTACAATCTGCCCAGTCTTCTCATCGCCAGCACCATAGAGGAACCCATAGATAAACGTCTTGGCGTTATCTCGCATTAGGTCGTGTTCCTTATTGTGCTTATCACGGGAAACGTTTGGTGCTAAGTCGGCAGCAATTGCGTTCTTCCAGTGAATGTCACCATTAAGAATCTCGTGAGCGTACTCACCGTTGTCAAAGCGAGCCATGAAGTGTGCCAAGCAACGCAACTCCAGACCGGAGGCGTCTATACCAGCCTGAATCCAAGGCTTACCGGTAATACCATCTAGGTGATGTTCAGCGCCAAAAGCAGCGCGGCACTTATCACCATAAGGAGAACGGACACCGGGTATCTGTGCGAGGTTAGGGAAAGCGTGAGTAGCGCGCCCAGTAACAGCGCCGTTGGGATTAACAGAACCATGAATCTTACCGTCCTCAGCAACGTAACGAAGCCAAGCCTTATCGCCCTCAGCAGACTGACCGATTCTCTTCTGAATCATTAAGTACTCTTTAATGAGGTCGATAGCAGCTTGCTTCTCAGGGTCATCTACACGTACTCCTTCGAGTACCTCATCGTCCACCACAGGAGCACCCTTATCGGTGAACTTAGTCGGGACCCATCCAGCCTCTTGTAGTTTCTTCTGAATGTGGTCACGAGACGAAGGGTTAAACACTACGTGCTCTACCGGAGTATACGGAGCACCAGCAACGTACTCGCGGGTATCCAGTTCGCAAGGCTCACGACCTTCTCGCTGTGCTTTGTTCTTAGGCTTCTTAAAGATGCCTCCGACTTTAGGTGTCTTAATGCGAGGATACTTAGGAAGTGGTTTACCAGTCCTCGGGTGGCAGAACATTTCAGTGCCGCCTTTAGGTTGATACCACGAGCCGAACGTTTCGGTCAATTTACGCAGCAACTCAGAGCGTCGAGCAGCTAACTCTACGTACAACTCTTCGATTGCTTTCGTGTCAAACGGGAAACCATTACGCTCCTGTTTGGCTAGTAACCACGCAGCACGATGTTCAACGTCAACGGCCTCAAGGGATTCTGACCAGAACGTAGTGTATCCTACGTCCGTAAAGTCAATCTCAGGAGGAAAGTAATGTTTGTCAGAGAGTAGCTTCTCAAGGAGAGCCTTAGTGACCACAACGTCCTGAACGTTATAGGCCATCATCTCTTCGTTGAAGTTCCACCATTCCATTCCGTCAACGTATTCTTCACCCTGCTCTTCAAGCATCCGCTTAAAGTCGTCTTTGTATTCACCTTTCATTTCACCTAAGCGATAACCCCACGCCTCCAAAGCGTGAGACCCAAAGCGTTTCCCAGGCAACTTTCCTGAACGCAGTAGACCCATGTCGGTGTCTTTGAGGTTCGAGTGAATCAAGCGTGATAGCACAAGGGTGTCGATACAGTTCTCACGAGGAATGTGGAACTCTCGGTTCAACTGTAACTTAGCCAGTTTGGTCAATGCAGGAACGTCATACTTGTGACCGTTGTGGAACACAATAAGACCGCCTCGTGCAACCTCGGCTTCCAGCGCATCCAGATACGCACCAAAGTCACTCGGACGGTAGCTTACGTACTCAGCGGTGGAGTAGTCGTAGATAACCCCGCAGTGGAACTTAGTGACGCTCTCTAAGAGAGCGTTAGCTTCGATGTCAGAAACGATCATATTGATTTCTCCTATTGATTATCGTGACTTAACAATCTCTTCATACGAGACAACTGTCAAGAAGCCCGTGTGAATCGTGTGTATCTTATCGGCAACGATTGCACCTCTCGGAGTAACATTGGTGATATACGATACTTGTGCATATCTGTCACTCACTGAGCGTACATACCCGTATCCACCCACGACTCCCATGTCAACCTTAACCCAGTCACCAGCCTTGATGTGGGTCATAGTGTCCTTGTCAAACACCTTGTGACTCAGTTTGTTAACTTCTGGTTTCTTCCATCCAGTCTGTCTTGTCCAAGTCCAGCCTAAGTTCTTCAAGATGTGAACAGCGGAGCGAGTCTTAGCTTCATGGTACTTAACGTCCTCCAGTTCGGCTTCCAACTTAGCGATTTCTGCTTGGATAACTTTAGGGTCACGCATGGTAATATCTCCTATAGTGAGTCGAATAGTATTCATGAAGGCCACCACTTTGGCGACCTTGAGTATACCACTCTTAGCTATCAATCTTGTCTAGGATAGCCATAGCTTCATCTACGCGACCAGCTTCATGAATTGCTGTCACGGCAGCTTTGGTAAGCGCATTGACCAGACGCAGTGCTTGCTCATCTGTCAACGTCATACGCTGAGTGTGATTCTTAGAGGACTTAGAGTCCTTCCAGCGGTAAACCATAGTCGCCTTACCGTTGCGAACGTTGATGTGGACTCGACGGTTCCACTGGTCAGCGGTATCGGGTAGACGGATAGTTTCAGCTACGTTAGACATGATGGTTTCTCCTGTTTGATTGCTCAAAGAATTTGGAAAGCTGTTGAGCTTGGTTTGCTACACGGGCAGCTTCGGTAACTTTAGTGGATGCACTGTCAGCCAGTTCGTTGGAGCGAATCGCCAGAGCGCGTGACTGTGTGGCCTCTTTACGAGCCTCATCGTTCAGACGTTTTGCTTCCACATTGTACATACGAACCAGCAGTTGGCCTAATTTCTTAATCAGTTTGAACATGGGTGTCTCCTTTAGGGAGTCGTATTGAAATCGTCAAGAATCCTGTCAGAAGTCAGTGTCGTTGGACCAGTCTGTTGACTCTGAGTGTGACTCTTCTTCCCCTGAGTAACTTGAGGGTTCAAGCCATCCTGTTTCCTTGTTGTATTCCATGTAGCCAGCGATACCAGTATCACCAGTAAAGCGGCACTTGAGAATACGAACGAGGACAAGGTTAGGCATATCGCCTTGCTGATTACGCTCAAGGGCAATAATAGTATCAGATAGTTGGCGTAGTGCGCCAGAACCACGTAGGTCAGTAATAGAAACGGGGCGACCTTCCTCATGTGCTTTACCTTTGTCTGGGTTCTTAAGGTGACAAATTACGACCAGCACCACCCCAGTTGACTTAGCGAACCCTTTGAGCTTGGTCATCAGGTTGTCAATCATCTTGCGCTCATCTGATTCACCAGAAGCGGACACTACGATTGAGATGTGGTCAAGGATAATTACGTCGCAACCTAAGCCTGAGCGCATATAGGCCAGCTTAGCGAGAAGCCTATCGGTCTCAGCCTCAGCGAATGAGTCATAAAGATGGAACGTGTCGTTACCAAATAGTTCGTCGAACCATTGGTCGAACTTACCGTTCTCAATAATCTCTCTCTTTAGTGAGTCGGATTGTCTCAGTCGGACACGCTTGTGTAGACCAATAAGGTCCTCAGCGGTCTCCTCAACGGACTCCTCAAGCATCGCTAAGCCTACCTTCTTACCCATCGCTGTGCCCCACTGGAGAGCTTGTTGACGGACGAACGTTGACTTACCCATACCGGAACCGGAAGTTACCATAATGACTTCGCCACCACGGGCACCTAAGGTCTTATCGTTGATACCTGTGCAGCCGCTGAAAAGTAGACCCACTGATTCCTCTGACGATAGGTGTTCACGGATTCGTTCTCGTAACGAAAGAGCCGATACCACACCGTCTGGAATCCAAGGGCCAGCATTCCACACTTGCTCCATGATTTCACGGTCATGACCATTAAGGTGACACTCGTTGGCATCCTTACATGGAAGAACTGCCACTCGCACCTTACCAGCAGGTAGAACCTGTGCTGCCTCTTCGACTGCCTTGCGTCCCGCTTCGTCCATATCGAACATCAAGATAATCTGTTCGAACTGGTCAAAGTATTCGTAGTTGGCAGCGCATGTCTTCTTAGCGGCAGAGGCACCGTGACCCAACGACACTACAGGATACTTGCAGTCTTGAAGTTCCATCACGGTAAGCATGTCGATTTCACCTTCTGTGACAACAATCTTCTTACCGCCATTCCACAAGTGCTTCCCGAACAGGGAATCACTCTTGTGACTACCAGTGGTCTTAAAATTCTTATCTTTATCGCGAACCTTCTGGCTCACAATGTTACCGTTCTGGTCCCGATAGTCAGCCACTTGGTACATCACACCGTCTACTTTGGCAATCCAGTAGCCAGCCTTCTGACAGGTTTCCTTAGAGATTCCTCGCGCAGTTAGCGCTGAGTAACGTCCATTGGATTCCCCGAAGTTCCACACGTTGTACGTCATTGGTTTACCTCCACCGACTATACGTCTTCTTGATGATAACTTTTCCTTACGTTCGTCTGAGGCCGGAACTCGGTGCTCACATACGAAGCAGTATTCATGACCGTCAGAATACACAGAGTTACCATCAGAAGACCCACAGTTCTCGCAAGGAGCGTGATATAGGAAAATACTGTCTTGTTCTAATTCCATATGGTTATTCCTTAATCAACAACGCGAACAAAGGGAAACCGTTGTGGTCTCCCTTTAGTGAGTTCAATTAATTATCCACGGTCAGAAGTGACCAGTTCGTTCTTCTCCCACCAACGCTTAAGGTCGAACGAAGGGCAAGCCTTAGGTGCCACATCGTGATGGGCTTTCAGTACAGCGCCTTCGTACTTAGCCAGCAGTGTGACAAGCAGTGAGCGAAGTGATTGCATTTGGGCTGGCGTAAAGTTAGCGTCAAACTTACCTTTATCGTCGATACCACCTACAAGGCAGACACCAATAGAGTTGTGGTTGTGACCCTTAGCGTGAGAGCCTACAGCCATCTCATCTCGACCTTCCTCTACTGTGCCATCGCGCTTGATGATAAAGTGATACCCCACATCGAGCCAACCTTGCTCTTTATGCCACTGGCGAATCTCACGGACACCTACATTCTGACTTGGCTTGGTAGCCGAGCAATGAACAAAGATTGCGTCAGTAGATTCACGTTGTTTAAACTGTACACGAGCCATTATTTCTTTCCTCCCTTCGATTGTTTCAGCTTGTCAAATGGCACCTCCTTTTTGGGTTCTTTGAGCCATTCTACAGGAATTAATTTGTCAGCAAACAGAATACCATGCTTCTCACACCATTCGCCGTAACTGGTCGGAGACCCTTTGTATAGCTTGGTGCGTGAGCTTGAGAACACCAGACGGATGTCCAGTTCAGGAAACTGTTCGCGAATCAATAAGTGTTTCTTTCGGTCGTCACTCTCCCATAAACCTTTGGTTTCAATAAAGATTCCGTTAGGCAGCAGGAAGTCTGGAGTATACACATGGTTGCTCGCAGGGACAACGTAAGGGATTTTCCACAGTTCATAATCGAACTTAATACCCTTACCCTCTAGCTGCTTAGAGACCTTATCTTCTAGGCCGGAACGGAATGTCCCGACCTTTCTGATACCACGCGCAGCGTATGCGCCAGCCACTTAGAAGTCTCCGTCTTCGTCTTCGTCTACTTCCTCGGACTCTTCGTCGTCTTCGTCCCGGCTTTCTTCGTCGCGTGGTTTGCTCGCTTTGGCAGAACCAGAGGCAACATAGCCGTTCTCTTCAACTTCGTCAGCCCAATCGTCTTCACCGCCACCAAAGGTAGCCAGTTCGACCAGCATCACGGATTCCAGTTGCAGCTTAACGCTTGCACCTACAGCTGTGTTCCACTTGTACGGAACCAGCGAGTATTTGACTTTCAGTTTAGAGCCACCACCGATAATCGGAACGTCTTCCATCTTCTTACCTTTGGAGTCAACCACAACCAGATTGATGTGCTTGGTCTCTTTGGTCTTCTTGTCTTGGAAAGACGCGTAGCATTTGAACTTAAAGGTAGTCGTGCCGTCACCATTATCGAAGAACGGCATGTCGCCTTCATACGGTTTCAGTGGTTTCTTACCACGAGCTACAGCAGGCGGGTTCGCTTCGTATTCCTCAACGGCAGCAGCATAAGCCTCTTCGTGGCACTTCACGATTTCATCGACCATACGCTGGCAGCGCGGGTCTTTGTTGGGAATAGTCAGGTCAACTTTGTAGACACCGCGAGGGTTCCCAAAACCACGCCCTTCGTTGCCGTAGTCCGGCTTAGAGATGTAAGCGTAAGGTTCGGCAGTACCCAGTGCAGAGGTGAAAATCTTCTTAGCCATAATGTTAATCTCCTTTAGGTTTCGTTTGGTTTCTCAAAGGGGGTCTTCCCTAATAGTGAGTCGTATTACTTCGGTGCTACACAAGGGCGCACACGAGTAACCTCAAAGCCAGCCGGAACGTATTGCCATTCGGCTAACTCCAGAGCTTCGTCTAGTGTCTCCGCGTAGATTGGGACCTCAAAGGAATGCTCAGAGGACTCTACGGTAGCCCAAAACTTCTTATTGTCCACGCTAAGTGAACCTGTATTTACGTTTGACATATCAGTAACCTCTCGATAGCCATTGGTTGTAAAGTTCCATGTAGTGACCGGCAGATTCCTCATCACCACGTTCTATACATTCAGTCCACATTCTGTGGCACCATTCACTTGGCTTTTCCATATTCCACCTCTATGGCCCAATACATTAAGCGAAGTAACGCACCTGCTCCAGCGAAAATTAACCCTAAGTACAGAACATCGTTAAGAGTCATAGCATTTGTCCTTATGTTTCTCATACAGTTCACCATAGAACCCCGCTTTCGCCATGTCCTTCTCTAAGTAAGCCAGTTCGGACTTCTTACCAGCCCGTAGGCGATACTTAAGGATGTTCCCAAAGCAGTACCCTTTAAACTGCTCACGAGTCATTGAACGGGCAATCACTTCGATAGCCTCAATGTCGTCGAACAGCATGTAATGGGACGGATTAGTGACACCATCGACCACATTGACTTGGGAGTTGACACCGCGAATTGAACAGTCTAGTGCGTGTCCGTCACTTGTATCGTAGTCACGCTCGCAGTTACACACCATTCCATCGCTGTGTTCCTCGGTTGAAGGCTGGTCATCTGTAGGAGTTACCTCAAGTTTATTCAGGTGAGGTTTACGCGGGTCCATCGCTCGGATTTCACCTAGAGTAATGTGCCCATCGTTTGTCACAGGACACTCGCCGCAAGGTACTCCAGCGCAGAACAGTCCGCAACCAGATGTGTCTCCGCTACGACCCTCGTTATTATCTATCAACTGAATGATGATCTCTTGTTCACGTTCGGCCATATTGTTAGCTCCTTTGTTGCAAGTGTGTGGATAACGGTCGTCTTTCTCTAAGCAAGCTATGCAACCCATTAGAACACCTCCTTGATGCGTTTGAGTAACAGACGGACGAACGGGAAGCGGGTCACTGCCACACTAAGAACCGGACGTTTCTTGTCTATTGCTTTCTCAAAGTCACCACGAGTGATAATGATGTGGACGCTCGGTGCCAAAGGAACTGTGTCACCAATAAGAGGTAGCTTAGCTCGGCGCTCGCTCGCACATACGATTGAACGGTCAGCACGGCGAACTGAGAAACCCTTAAGGCTTTTGTTGTAATGAAGTCGAAACATATAGTGTCTCCTTTAGTGAGTCGTATTAGAAGTATTAAGCGTGACCATCTGGCATGTTGTCGTCGTCATTAAAGTGAAGCGCAAGGCATCCAACGATAACAATCAGTAGTGGCATTAAGTACATCATGATGTGTACCTCCTTTAGTGAGTCGTATTAACAGTTGACTAAGCACCACACGCAAGCACAGGCTGCCGCTAGGCAACAAGCACCGACTACTACGAGTGCTACTTGAGGATATACCGCTAGAAGATATGCAAACGTCAGGATAGCTGCCCAAGCCGCAAGGAATTTACCAACCTTCTTAAACATATAGTGTCTCCTTATAAACGCAGAAAGGCCCACCCTAAGGTGAGCCAGTGTGATTACATTTTCTCTTGAGGGTTGTCCTCGGTGCCACGGAACATTACGAACGATGGGTGGCGTAGAGAGCCGTCAGGAGTTTCCTCCATGTAGCTAATCTGACAGGCCCAGCCTTGGTACGGGTTCAATGTACAAGCGTCGTTGTCCCCAATACCATATGGGCTAAAGAATCCCCACTGATTCAGGGTGGCCTCTTTTACAGCGTCAGTGAACTCATCCATTAAGGCGCGAGAGATGTTTGTGGCGTTAACTACACGACCACTCTCAAGAAGCACCTCAAAGCCAATCACTTTGCCCTCATTAGCCAGACCTTTGGTACCCCATACCAGACCTTGAATGATACCGTCAGCTTCGTTCTCAGGCTTCATTTTCCACCAGCCGGACTTCTTGCCTCGCTTGTAGGTGCACACCGGGTCTTTCACAATGAGACCCTCGTGGCCTTCCGCTCGCTTCTTCTCGTACAGTTGCTGTAGTTCCACCATGTCGTAAACCTCGTAAGATTCAGCCGCTTGCCATTCTATTTCAGGGAAGTATTCCTGTAGCAGAGGCAGCATATTCTTAACGTGTTCCTGCATGAGTAACGTCATGATGTCACAGTCTTCTCCAGACTCTACGATGTGTAGCGGCAGTACAGCATACAGTTTGACGTGGAGGTGTCCAGTGTGCAGCTTAAAGGGAACTTTATCTTTCTTACGGACTGGTTCAACGAATAACTCTTCGTGGAACTCTTGGTTCTTAGTGTCAGTCCACTTGGTACGCAGTAGGCCGGACCCTGTGTTAAAGTCTACGCCCTTGACCATAAGTTCACCATCCAGCATAAAGCCATCTTTGTAGAAGCATCGGTCGTCATTCAGCAGGCGCTGCCAGCGAACATCGAAATCGTTTAAGTGCTCCAGTGCCGGAATCGTTTTAGATACACGAGAGAGCCAGCAACAGTTAGCGGTATTGTCTACGCATATGTTGCCACGTACACCATCATATTTAACGTCAGCAATAAGATACCCAGCGTTGTCAAGAGCTTTCTTAATGGAAGACTCTACGAAAGACACAGCTTTGAATGGGTTAGTCTTAATGTTCATCATAATGTTTATCTCCTATTGGTTAAACGACTAAGGCCACTCGGTTAGAGCGACCTTAAGCATTGTCCCATTACTGAGTCGTATTACTTCCAGTGCTTCAAGTCTGCGTGTACCTTGCGGAGCCACTCAGTCTGGGCGTTGCATCGGACATCTTCGTCTGACTGTTCGAAACACTTGGATGTCAGCACGAGGCCATTGCGTAGGACAATACGGAGAGTCTCACCGGCTACCCAGCGGCGCTGTGCGTAGTTCTCATAGCGATAAGTATCAGTGACCACACTGACATCGTGGTCTTCTTTAAGCCTCTCTATGGCATCCTTGAACTCCATTAAGTTACCACTATATAAGCGACCCATCTTATTGACCCTCCCAGCTACGCTTGTGAGAGCGGTCACGCTTAGTCTTATTCAGCTTGCGACCTTTGGTTGCCTCGAAGTCATGAGCGTTACGGTTAGAACGTTTGGTCATCTTTTCGAAGTTACGCATACTTAAAGTCCTCTCTTAGTAATCTTTAATTTACTATCTCTAATTAACACTTAAAGGTCTTAAAGTTAAACCTTAAGGTTATCCCTATAGTGAGTCGAATTAACGCAGAAGGTCAATCATAAAGGCCACTCTTGCGAATGCCCTTGGGTCTGGGGGGGCGGCCGGAGAGGGGGGGGGGGGGGGGG